CCGATGTAGCTGCACAAATTGGCCCGGCTCCAACACTTGACGCATTCTTTCCATTTGGCGGCGCGGATTATTTAGCAAGCCGCGAAGAGGCGATGAGTGTTCCCGCAATTGCCAGAGCAAGAAACATGATTTGCAATTCGATTGCAACGATTCCAATGATTACACGCGAAAAAGCGACAGGCTTAACAGTCGATCAGCCGGTGGTCATCAATGATCCAGACAAGCGCGTCCCCGGTGCTGCATCATGGTGCTGGGCTGCCGAAGATTTGTTATTTGTAGGATTCTCGTATTTTCAAGTTATTGATTTATTTGCCGACACTGGTCGCATCCGACAAATGTGGCGGGTTGCGCCGAATCGTGTTGGCGTGTTTCTCAATACAAATGGCACGCAGATTGAGTATTACACAGTCGATGGGATTCGCGTTCCCGATTCTGGCGTTGGATCGCTAATTGTTTTTTACGGCAACGATGAAGGATTATTGAATCGCGCTGGCCGCACAATTCGAGCCGGTGCAGAATTAGAACGCGCAGCTGCAATGTATGCACGCGAACCCGTCCCATCAATGGTTTTGAAATCAAATGGAACGGCATTGCCCGCCGATCGAATTGCGAAGCTCCTTGATGCCTGGGGTACAGCTCGCAGAAATCGCGGCACCGCTTTTCTCAATGCAGATGTCGAATTGACCACTGTCGGATTTACACCGGAGCAAATTGGCCTTAATGCTGCACGCGAAATCATTGCAACAGAATTGGCCAGAGCCGTGGGCATTCCGGCATATTTCATTGACGCGCCGACAGGATCATCCATGACCTATGCCAACGCCTCAACGGCGCGTCAAACCCTTTTGGATTTCAGTCTGCTCCCGCTGATGAACAGCATATCCAGTCGCTTATCAATGCCAGATTTCACGCCATCTACACAGCGCGTTGAATTTGATCTTAAAGCGTATTTGCGCGGATCAGAAAAAGAGCGGGCAGAAATTTACAAGATTTTATCCGACATCGGAGCAATCACTACCGATGAAATTAGACAAATGGAAGAGATGATCTCATGAAGCTAACAACACCAATCACAATCACAGCCGCCGATTCAGAGGCTCGCACAATCACTGGACGCATCGTTGCATTTGATGAACCGGCAAACGCATCGACCGGCAAAGTCGTCTTTGCAAAGGGATCAATTCAACCAACTCAGGTTTTTCTTAACCTTGAACATGACAGAACCCGCAGGATCGGAAAAAGCATTGAAATGTCACTCGATGGGGATTCTGCAATAAACGCAAAATTTAAAATAAGTTCAACGCAAGCCGGTTCTGACAGTCTTATTGAAGCAATGGATGGATTACGCGACGGGTTTTCAGTGGAACTTATGGTTGAGGATTTTGTGCAGGAAAAGGGATACATGAAAGTTTTGAAGGCGGAACTCACAGGCGTTGCGCTTGTCTCTGAGCCGGCTGTGCGATCTGCCAGAGTGGCCGAAGTCGCCGCAAATGAAGATTCTGAAACTCCAGAAGTATCAGATAACACAAACCCGAATGAAGGAGACAAAGTGGAAAACTCTACCGAACAAGTCACCGCTCCTGCCGTTGAACCGGTAGCAGCTCCAGAAGCCGAGCCAGTGCAGGCGTCTTCACGCCCAAGCTATTACTCAGCACCACGATCACCCATTGTCAGCAAAGTTTCTTATCTTGAGCACTATCTCAAGGCAACAATTTTGCACGATGAGGATTCTCGTCAGTATGTAAAGGCTGCCGATAACACGACATCAACAGCACCGGGCATGATCCCAACACCACAGAGCACCACAGTCATCAATGCGCTTGCAAATGCAGATCGCGGAATGATTGACGCGCTAAGCCGCGAAGCTTTGGTTGGCGAAGGCATGACATTTGAATTACCAAAAGTCACAGCCGTTCCAACGGTTGCCAACATTGCAGAAAATGCAGCGATCACAGAATCAAATCTTTCTGCAACATTCTTGAGTGTTCCGGTCCAATCATTCAAGGGCCGCGCAATCTCAACAATCGAGCTCATTGATCGAAGCCGGCCAGAGTATCTTCAGGCCCTACTTGCAAATCTTGAATTTGCTTATGCAAAGGTCACAGACGAATTTGCGGTTGGCACAATTGCAGCAGCTGGTCAGCAGACTGGCGTCAATGCAAACACAGCGACTGGTTTCCTTGGATATACATCGCAAGCCGCTGGTGCTGTTTACAATTCATCACTGGGATTTGCTCGCAACATTGTTGTATCTCCGGGACAGTGGACAAACATTATGGGATACAACGACAATGGAGCACCGCTATACAACGCAGCTCAGCCAAGCAACGCGGCAGGAAATGTCCGCGGAGATTCATTGCGCGGCGTAGTTTCACCGGGACTCAATCTCTTTGTCTCTCGTTCAATTGGTAACGCTGGCCCAACAACATCAACCGGAGATTTCTCAATGGTTGTTGTGAATCCAGATGCATGGACATGGTATGAAAGCCCGCGCTTTAATTTGAGAACCAATATCAACAGCGATGGAACCATAGATATTCTTTACTATGGTTATGCCGCAATTGCTCCAAAGATTCCATTAGGCGCATGCTGGAACCAAAACTAAAAAACTAGCATCATTGGCGATCGCTCCCGGTCGCTAACGATACGAAAGGAACCGAGATGCCAGCAATAGTCACAGCCTCACAGCTGAGATCGATTCTTGGTGTCTCGGTTTCTTTGTATAGTGATGCTCAATTGGATTCTTACATAGATTCCGCTGAGCAGACGATTCTGCCATTGCTTACCCAATACCAATCATCGGTGACTTTTTGCAATGTGAATGATTCCGTCATTTACTTCACCACTATGCGGCCAAATTATTTTGTGCCGGGTCAATCTGTTGTTGTTAGCGGGGCCGGTACTTACAGCGCGACCTACACAGTCACCGATGATCGGATTGAGCCGTACACCTTTACAGCTGCGACAGCGGCGGCTGATCGCACTTATCCGCTGCCGTTTATTCCAAACGCGCTGGCGACACTATCCGGTGGATCAGCCGCCTCACTTTATGCGAACACGCCGCCGGTTGAAAACGCGATCTTGGTTGTGGCCGTTGAAGTTTTCCAGAGCATCACAGCTCCCGGAAATGCCATTATGAGCGATCAATTCCAGCCGTCACCATTTGTCCTAGGCCGCAGCTTAAACAACCGCGTGATCGGCCTTCTAGGGCCGTTTTTGGATGTTGAAACGATGTGCCAATGACTATCGAAGCCGACATCCGGACGCCACTCCAGACAGCACTTTCAACGATCGCCGCGAATGTCTATAACGGCATTCCCGAAGTTATGACAAGCCCATCGATCGTGTTGGTTCCCGGATCGCCTTATTTGGAATCAACTTTAATAAATGGCACGACAACAAAAATGAAAATCAATTTGCTAGTCACTGGCGTTGTCGGATATTCCAACAATGCAGCGGCTTTGACCAATCTGGAAGATTTGATGGTCGCAATTGTCTCAACAATGCCCGCCGGCTATGTGGTCGGCGATGTCAGCACACCCACACCTTTGGAAGTCGGCGCAGGAAAATTCTTGACGGCTGATTTGCAAGTATCGACCTACTACACCGACTAGGAGAAAAAATAAATGCCAACAACAATCATCACCGGCAGAGACATCACCTTCACAATTGACGGCGATGATTTTGATGCCCAAGCTACTTCGGCGACTTTGACAGTCGATTCGACAATCAATACTTATCAGACACTTGATGGCAAGGCTTATTTTACGACAGATACGCAAGGATCATTTGCCGTTGAAATGCTGGCCGATTGGGGTGCAGCATCATCATTGTGCGAAGCTCTTTGGACAGCTGCAACAAATGCGCCAAATACAGGATTGCCGGTTGTTTTGGTTGCAGATACTGGCGCATCATTCGCGTTCGATGTCCAGCCTATTTTGCCATCTGCCGGCGGTACAGCTCCGGACGCGCAGACTGTTTCACTTGAATTCACATGCGTGACTACGCCTGTATTAACTATCAGCTAATAAAGGAGCCGGGAGCATGAAAACAGCTATAACAATTCAATATCAGGCTGGCGATCTTGCCACTTATGTGGCAGGGCCGCCAGAGTGGTGCAAATGGGAAAACAGGTCAGGCAAAACCATTCAACAGGCAAATGAAATTGGAATCAGCGATTTATTGTTTTTAGCCTATAACGCTATGAAACGCGAATCGGCTGGCAAGCCAGTCAAGCCTTTTGAAGTCTGGACTGAAACAATTGCAGATATAACATTGGCAGACTTAGACCCAAAAGTCACAAGCGCGGAAGTCTCAGCCGACTAATTATCGAGCTGTCGATAGCCACGCAAATTCCGATGAGTGAATGGACGCAAGCCGAAGATGTTTTAACGGCCTTAGAGATTTTGGAGCAGCGAAATGGCAAGTGATGCAATCGCCTATGACAAGACCGATCTGCGTCAAATCACTAGCGCATTCAAAGGCATGAGCGATGAAGCTGTGACACAAGCCAAGGCAGCATCCAATGGTTTGGCCACATTTTTGCAAAGCAAAATCATAGGCAAGGCTGCATCGTTGCAATCAAGCAATGTCGCAAGCCGTATCGCTGCCGGATCTAAAGTGAGCAAATCGAGCCGAATCGGTGAAATTTCATTTGGTTATGTCTCTCAAAAGTTTTCAGGCGGGGCAACAACCCGCGATCTTTGGGGCGGATCTGAATTTGGATCGAATAAATTTAAGCAATTTCCCATCTGGTCTAGCAGCCAAGGCCGTGGCTCACGCGGTTATTTCATCTATCCGACCTTACGCGAAGAACAGCCCAACATCATCGCGCAATGGGAAGAAGCTTTTAGTAAAATTGCGAAGGAGTGGTGATGGCCGGTACCGGATCAAGAACGCTAAAACTTTCAATCCTTGGAGATATTGACAATCTAAAGAAAAATTTGGACGCTGGCAATAAAGAGGTCGAAGGCTTTGGCGACAAGGTTGGAAAATTTGGTAAGGTTGCCGG